CCGAAGAATTATTGATGAAGATAGGACGGATTCTCCTGGAGTGGAATTTTACAAAATTTCCGCTGAAAGAATTCAAAAGAAAATTGGAAAACTCAAAAGATTTTTCCGTCGAGGAGCTATTTTTGTAGCTCCACAAATCATCCCTATGGTTGATGCCTCCTCAGGAGAAGAACGCGAATTAGGACCACCTATAGCTTTAGCTATTTTTTGTGTTTCAATAATTCTCGTTACGATGTATCTCTTATTCTGTTGTTTAAAATCAGAAGAAGAGTATGAAGAAGAATATGTGTTGCAATCTGAAGAAGAATGGAAATATCCAATTCGTAAATACAAATGGATCCAAGAAAATTACAGAATTGCAAGAATTGAGGATTTGAGTAATGAACGCTTAAAGAAACAAATGCGTAAAAAAGTGAAAGAAGTAATTGAACTCAAAGACGATTATAAAAAGCAATGTTTGGCTCATTGGTATAACCCATATGCTAATTGTAATGTGGATACTGATGATCCAGACTATTTTATTAAACTCTTTGAAGATTTTTTAATTCTTTTCACAGGACTAATACAAATTGAAGATTTTTCTTCCAAATCTAGGAAGAAGATTATGCGCGAAATTATAATATTTCTCAAATTGCGAACTGATAAATCTCTCACTAATGAAATTTTCCGTTTTTATGTGGATTTTATTGCTGAGAAATACCAGGAATGTTTTGAACGAAATTTGTTTAATTATAATCAACAATCTGATTTTCTAGATTTCTTGAATAAAGCTGAATCTGGTTTAAATAGATTCAAAGATCTTAAAAATTCAAAATTAATTAAGCAATTGCACAAATTTTACTTGTGTGTTATTTCAATACCATTGTTCGAGAAATTGCAAATCCCATTTGATAAATTAGGATATACTAAATTGGAAATGGCTGCTTTAAGAAAACAATATACTGGAATGTCCATTCCAGAAATTTTCATTGAAACAGCTATTTTTGTTTGCAAAACTGGTCATCAAATATACACTAGTAGAAGCTTACAACCAATCTATCACTCTAACAAATCATATATGGAATTTGCAAGTGAATGCGAAGCTCTGGAAGCCAAATCTAAATATCATTCGTGCCAATTATCCTATAAGGCTGAATTTGGTGAAGAC